GCTGCGTGGGCAGAATGGATCTACGGCGCGTCGCAGACCATCCTCAACGCAAGCACGCACTTGCCAACCCACCTTTTCGCATCGCCTTCGTTCTGGGGTGCACTCGGACAGCTCAGCGACACCGCTGACCGTCCACTGTTCCCACAGGTCGGCCCAATGAACGCATTCGGCAACGTCGCCCCCGGCACGCTGTCAGCCAACGCATTCGGCCTCTCAGTCGTGGTGTGCCCATACGAGAGCGACTTCCTCGCAATCGGTGCCGCCGATGGCTTCGAGATCTACGAACAGCAAAAGGGTGCAATCCAAGTCGAAGCCACCGATGGCTCGCTGTCACGCATCATCAAGTTCCGCGGATACCTTGCGACCTTGATGCTCGATGCCAGCAAGTTCGTTGAAATCGCCTAAGTTCACTCCCTCCAGGTGACACTGAACGGTGGCAACTTACTCACTTACCCATAAACAGGTAGTTAGTAATGTTGCCGTCGTTCAGTTGCTGGAGCCTCACAATTTTGAGGTAGGGCAGTCAATAACGCTGTCTGGTATCAATGCCACGTGGAATGGCACGCACAAGATTCTGGCGTTGCCCGAGTATTACTTCATCGGCGTATCGCAACAGGGCGATTACCAGTACGACACTGACACCATCATCCCCAATCAGGTGCAGTTTGCGTTGACCACGGATGACGCTGATCGAGCAGCTGCCACCGGGACGTGCACCTATTCGGTGACGTGCTCGTGGATTGTCCTGGGCGATGTTGAGGACTACCTCGGCTTCACGTTTACCAACCCAAGTGCTGACCTTGACGTAGCCAACATGGCAGTGAGCGCAGCAAACCAATTTGCGTATCGCAAGCGTGAGGAATCGGGCTATTTTGACTCACCGACCACTGTGCCTGATGGCGCGGTAAAGCTCGGCGCCGTTCAATACGCGGCAATCCTTTATCGTGAACGCGGCTCAACGGAAGCGTTTGCGTCGTTTGACCCACTAGCCACAGGTGGCCCGGTCACAGGCAACTACGGTCAAATCCTGCGTTTGCTCGGAGTCAATAAGCCACAGGTGGCCTGACATGTCAAACATGTTCAAGGATGGTTACGACCAACTGGTAACCAAACTGCAGACGATTACCGGGCTGCGTGTGTTTGATGATCCACGCAACATGAACCCACCATGTGCACTTGTCGAGGCACCGACCATCATGATGGCTACCAACGTGGTTGCTGACATGGAGTTCCGTGTCGTAATGACTGCCCTAGGCACAGGGGACAACAGGACGCTTGACAGCCTGCTGGACAACATCGACTTGATTCGCGCTGCACAAATCGGCTTGACCGATGCACGCCCAACCACTGTGTCGTACGGTGGCGCTGACTACCCTGCCTACGAACTCACAATACGCACCAAAGTAAGCCCCTAGGGCTACTAGACTGCCCTACGGGTAAGCAGCGACCCTCAACGTAGAGGAGATTCGCTACATGGCTAACGCAACCACTTACCTGGCTTCCCCATCCTTCGGCATCGGCCCGAACCTTGCTGGAATCAAAGACCTAACCGATCAGTGCAAGTCTGTCGTTGTCACCAAGTCGCGTGAAGCGCTCGACTCCACCTCGTTTGGTAACACTGGCCGCCAGTTTGTTGGTGGCCTCACCAACGTGACTGTGACCGCCACGCTGCTGATGGAGTACTCGAGCACCCCGGGCACTTACATTGACCTGACCAGCCTTGTCGGCACCAACGTGTACGTCGCAGTAAAAGCTGCATCGGCTTCGGCAATCAGCACCACGAACCCAGAGTTCCAAATCACTGGCGGTTACCTCGAGTCGCTGGATGTCGTGAACGGCTCGGTCGGTGAACTGTCCGAAGTAGAAATCACGATCACTGGCGGCGTGCTGGTTGAGGACGTGACCCCGTGAAACTAACCATCAAGGTGTCATTCAAGACACCAGCAGCGGAATTGGTTACAGAGCAAGTCACAACGACAATTGCTACGGCTGCTGCGTGGGAACGCAAGTTCAAGCGCCGAGCCAGCGATCTACAGGCTGGTATCGGCATTGATGACATCATGTTTATGGCGTGGCATCAGCTCAACGTCAATAAGCGTGAAGGCCGCGACTATGACACTTGGCTCGTGTCTGTTGAGGATTTTGAGGTAGTGGAGACTGCCCACGCAAACCCTACGGAAGCAACAGCGTCCGCCGCCAGTTAGCGGAACTGCTGTTGGCTACCGGGTGGTGGCCACCTGACATCGAGTTTGATTCTGAGGATTTGGCTACCGTGTTACTGCTGGCGAGAAAGCAACAACAACGTGGCTGAAACATCTGTAACTGTTGTCGGTGTCAAGGAGACGCTGCGCGAATTGCAGCGCATAGAGCCTGAGCTTGCCAAAGAAATCAAGAAAGAGTTCAAGACCATCGTTGATCCGATTGTCAAGGATGCTCGAAGCAAGGTTGTGAATCTGCCGTTGTCGGGTATGTCACGCAATTGGAAAGGCGGCAGGCTCATGCCGTGGGCACAGAGCTCGGTCAGCAAATCCATCATTGCGCGCTTCAGTAATCGCAGGCGTGGAAACAGCCTGGCTGTTTTCAGTGTGACAATGAAAAGCCCGGCAGGCACCATTTTTGACATGGCAGGCCGTGGAGCACCTAATCGGTTGGCATCAGCGCTGTCATCGCTTTACGGTGCACCATCGCGTTTGATGTGGCCTTCATACGAACGCAACGCCGATCAGGTCAACGAGAACCTTGGTCGAGTAGTAGAAAAAATCAATGATGCCACTACGAATAGACTGACTCGCTAATGGCTGTAACAATCCCAATTATTTCCGAGTTTGATGGCAAAGGCATTAGCAAGGCTGTTGCCGAGTTCAAGAACCTCGAAGGCGCTGGCGCTAAAGCCCAGTTCGCCCTCAAGAAGGCTGCCATCCCGGCAGCTGCGGCTATCGGTGGGCTGGCTGTCGTTATCGGTGACGCAACTAAGGCTGCTATTGAGGACGCAAAAGCACAAGCCCTGCTCGCTCAGGCCATTACGAATAACACGCTGGCTGGGGAAGCCAACATCAAGGTCGCTGAGGCGTTTATTGAAAAAACGATGATGTCGGCGGCTGTGGCTGACGATGAGCTACGCCCAGCCCTCGCCTCGCTCGTCCAGGTGACCGGAGAGATGACTTCGGCACAGGATGGCCTTACGCTGGCCCTTGACATCGCAGCGGCCACTGGCGTTGATTTGGGCACGGCTACGGATGCCATCGCTAAGGCCTACGGTGGCAACACTAAAGCGCTCGGTACGTTGCTGCCCTCGGTACGCAGCCTTATCAAAGAAGGTGCGTCGCTGGACGAGGTGTTTGCGGCTGTGGCTGGCACGGTCGGAGGATCAGCAGCTGTGGCTGCCAACAGCGCTGAAGGTCAAATGAAGCGCCTGTCGCTAACTATTGGCGAAACGAAGGAATCCATCGGTGCAGCATTTCTGCCCATCCTTGAGCGCCTGCTACCAGTACTGCAACGCTTCGCGCAATACGTACAAAACAACACTGACAAAGTGCTAGCGGTAATGGCTGTGGTCGGCTCACTTGCCGGGGCAATTCTGGCATTGAACGCAGTCATGAAGGTCATCACGGTGACGCAGTTGGCGTTGAACCTTGCGATGGCTGCTAACCCAATTGGCTTGGTCGTTACGGCTGTGGCGCTGTTGGTGGCTGGCTTTGGTGTGCTCGTCGCTAAGACCGGCAGCGTCAAAAACGCATTTGCCACCATGGGCAACTTCATCATTGGCATTTTTGAGAGCATCGCCAACACCTACGTCAGCATGATAAACCTCGTCATCAAAGGACTAAACCTGCTGCCCGGTGTCAACATCGGGGAACTCGGTGACATCAACCTGCCACGCTTCAACATCTCTAGCGGTGGCACTGCTAGCGGTGCCGCTGGCACGACTGCTGGCCCTGATCGAGTAGAACGCATGATTCAAGTACCAAGCATCCCGGCCATTGCCCCGGTGACGTTGCCTGCCCCATCGGGTGGCGGTGGTAGTCGCGGTGGTGGTGGCGGTCAAATGACCGTGCAACCGTTTGACCCTTCGGTGTATGACCCCAAGAGCCGCTACTACGAAGTCCCAGCCATGCTGGACGCGGCATACGCGCCGAAGCAGGCTGTGTACAACGTGACCGTCAACAGCACCATCGCCGATGAGCGCCTAGGTGACACAATCGTAAACGCGCTCAAACAGTACAACCGTCGCAGCGGCCCACTCGACGTACAGATTGCGTAACCATGGCTGCCAGCGTTGTCCAATCAGGTAGTTACCTGCTCGAGCTTGACACAGGCTTTGATTACAACTCATTCAGGTTGGATGACGCAACCAAGGGCGTGCTAAACAATACGAGCTACACGCTTGGCCCTAATACGACATACGCAGACATCACCGAGTATGTGACCGAGGTTGCCTACAGGCGAGGTCGCCGCAACATTGACGATCAGTTTGGTGCCGGGACGATGAGCTTCCGCATGACGGACGAGACAGGCATCCTTGGGCCGTATGACACTGCCAGCCCCTATTACGACCCAAGCAACGACAAACCCGGCCTTGCACCTATGCGTCGAGTCAGGCTGAGCCGATCATCAGAGTATTTGTTTGTCGGCTACGTTACGGCTTATAACTACGAGTTTGCTTTGGCTGGCCCTAACACGGTGGCGGTGCAATGCTCGGACGATTTCTACTTGCTGGCTCAGACGCAAATGGCTGCGTTCAACCCGAGTGCGGAAACCTCGGGAGAACGCATTGAGACTGTTCTAGCGTTGCCGGAGGTTAATTACACAGGCACTACGGCTATTGACGTGGGGACGGTCAACATGGGCCATGACAGCTCATACACGCTCAATGCCGGGCAAAACACGCTGGCGTACATTACGCAAATCAACCAGGCTGAGCAGGGCCGAGTGTTTATGAGCAGGGCGGGCGTGTTCACATTCCAGCCGCGTGTGGGAGCAACGCTCAGCGGTTCTGTCATCACGTTTGCCGATGATGGCACGAACACACCGTATGACAACGTGGAGATTGAGTTTGACGCTGATGGCGTGCTGAATCGCGCTTACGTACAGGCGCTTGACGGCAAGAACGCATTGGCTGAGGACTTGACCAGTCAGGCCACGTACTTCATTCAGTCGCAGTCGATCACAAACAGCCTGCTGCATTTGCAAGGCGAAATTGATGACTTGGCGGACTATCTGCTAGAGCCTGAGCCTGCCCCACGCTTTACGGCTGTCAGCACCAGCTTTGCCTTGCTAGACAATGCTAAGCGTGCGTTGGCTGCCACAGTGGACATCGGAGACACCATCACCATTACAAAGGAAATCACCGGGCTGTCAACCATCACGTCTGAGCTCAGCATTGAAGGCATCGAGGGCAACATCAATTTTGCGTCAGGCCATCGCATCACCTACTACACAGCCCCAACCACTGTTGTGTTCCAGCTCATTTTGGATGACCCGGTGTACGGTCAACTTGATGGCACAAACGTATTAGGATGAGGTAACCATGGGCGCTAACGCACAGACAACTGTTCCAACATTTACGGCTGCACAGGTTCTGACCGCCGATCAGATGAATCAGAGCGCTCGAACTGGTGTGCCAGTTTTTGCGAACAGCACAGCGCGTGACGCTGCGTTTGGTGGCTCAGGTGAAAAGACTTTGGCGGAAGGCCAGTTGTGTTATTTGGAGGATGCAAACGTTGTTCAATACTACGATGGAGCTGCCTGGGCAACTGTCGGGCCGAGCACAGCAGGCGTAGTGCAAGTAAAAAGCACGACTAAGACCGACACATTTACCACTAGTAGCACCAGCTTGGTCGACATCACTGGTTTATCGGTCAGCATTACACCGACAAGTGCCAGCAATAAAGTCCTTGTCTTAGTAAATTTGTCAATGTCTGCCGCTGCGGTAGGAGATCCGCCTTTTGCAATTTTGCGCGGTTCTACCCAAATTGCATTAGGAGATGCAGCAGGCAACAGATTGCGCCGCACGTCTGGCAACAGCGATACGAGCAACAATGGCATTACTGGAGTAAGCGCGCAATTTCTTGACAGTCCAGCAACTACTAGCGCGACGACATACAAAGTGCAGACGCAACAAATCACTGGACAAGTAGAAACTTACATAAACAGGTCATACACCGATACCGATACCACTAGTTACAGTCGCACAATTAGTACGATCACCGTTATGGAGGTAACACCATGACCGATTACGCAGCAGTGCTATCAGCAAATTATCCCGGTACTGAATGGGCAATTGACAACAATGATTACGCCACTTTGCAATGGTTCAGCAACACACCGAAACCAACACAAGCCGAACTTGATGCTGGCTGGCCTGCTGTGGATTACAACAAGCAAGTTGCGGCTGTAGAGGCGGCACGTCGCACGGCATACGAACAGCAATCGGACGGATTGTTTTTTGAGTGGCAACGTGGCGATAACACCGAAGCCGCTTGGCGTGCAGCTGTAGCCAAAGTCAAAGCCGCACATCCCTACCCACCAGCACCAAAGGCATGACCTATGAAATGGGCACCCATGCTCGAAGATTGGTTGAAAGCTTTCGTCGCTGGAAGCGTCGCCGTGCTTATCACAAGCAATTACAACGTAGAAGGCGCGCTAAAAGCCGGAATAGCAGCAGTCCTGCCAATGATTTACGCTTGGGCAAACACTAAAGACACGCGGTACGGACGCAAGTGAAATACCCGGTCAAGCCAGTAGTACTACCTGCTGACCTACGAGGCGTACAGCCAGGGCGATTGCCTGCCTACCTGCTCAAAACGATTCGGCCCTATGGGCAATTACATCCGTTGGCTGCTCAGGCGTGGGAGGCTATGCGTCGAGCTGCACACGCTGACGGCATCAGGCCGTTCAAGCCCACAAGCGTCGCAGACACGTACAGAAGCCTGGAGACGCAGGAACGAGGCTTTATGGCCCGATACACCACAGCACCTATTTCCACCACGTCAGTACGCACGTACAAAGGACAGAAGTACTACCTAAAGCCCGGCATGGCACCGATGGCTACGCCCGGCTCAAGTATGCACAATTACGCTTTGGCTGTTGATGTCAGTAGCGCTAGCGGTGATCGACTCAAATGGATGCTCGCTAACGCAGACTGGTACGGCTTTTGCTGGGAGCTGCAGTCCGAGCCTTGGCACATCAGGTACTACACAGGGGACAAGGTACCCTTGAAAGTGCAGCAGTTTGTGAGCCTGCATGCCGACCGAAATTTACGTAGCGCTAATTAGCGGTATTGCCATCATCTGCGCAGCTGTTCTGCCAGCCATTTTGATTGAGCGTGCCCGGCGAGAAAATGCTGACGATCACGCATACGTCCGCAAGATACTTACTAGGGTGGAACACAAGATTGACAACCATCTGGAGGATCACGACAATGGCGTTACGCGACGAAATAGAACCAAGACAAAATAGGTTGCATGACCTAGGCGTTTGGATTGATGCACAGCCAAACGGCGAGGAATGGTACGACCTGATTTACAACTTGGATTACAGCAATCACTCGATAGCAAAGCTGTTGAGCAAACATGGCTTCAAGTGCGATTGGAACGTTGTGTACCGATTTAGGCGCAAGCATGTCTCTAAGTAACGAGATTGCTGAGGAGCAGACGCTCGAGCAGTTGCGTGAGGCGCTAAAGCGTTCTCAGCAGCAGTACGCCAAGCTCAAGGTCAAGAACGACGAGTTGGTGCAGGCTGTGTATCAGGCCGCTAAGGATGCAAGCCTCGGTACGCCACCAGTCAAGGTCAAGCCACCGACCAAGGACACTCGCAAAGGCAAAGCCGAGGTCGCAGTCATCCACTGCACCGACTGGCAGCTCGGTAAAAAGTCTGTGTCGTACGGCTCGGAAACATGCGGTCAACGCATAGATCGCTTTATTGACAAGGCGCTGCACATCACTGAGATTCAACGCAAACATCACCCGGTACGCGAAGCAGTGCTCATGCTTGGCGGTGACATGGTTGAAGGCATGGGCATTTTCCCTGGGCAGGCGTACGAGGTGGACAGCCACCTGTACGAGCAACTGTTTGAGGTGTCCAGGCTGATTGCCAAAACGGTGACAACACTTGCCAGCAACTTTGAGACAGTGCGTGTGGTGTGCGAATACGGCAACCATGGGCGCATTGGTCGGTACGGCGAAATGCCGAAGGGTGACAACGTAGATCGAATCTCCTATGAGATTGCACGCAACAAGGTCGGTCACTTGGTCAAGGATTGGCAGTCATCTGATGCTTGGTATCAAATTGTCAAAATTGGCAACTACACGGCTTTGCTTGTACATGGGGACGAAGTCCGTGCTTTCGGGGGCCAGACCCCAGCGTTCGGGATACTAAGAAAGGTCAACGCTTGGGCAGGTGGAGTGATTGAGGACTTCAACGACTGCTACATGGGCCACTGGCATACGCCAATGAGCTTGACGATGAGCAACGGAGGTCGCATCTTTGTGACAGGCTCCCCAGAGTCGCACAACGAATACGCTCGAGAGTTCGTCGCAGCCACTGGGATACCAAGCCAACGGCTGCACTTCGTTGATCCAGACAAAGGCCGGGTAGCGGCGGAGTACGTGGTATGGCTGGACTAGACGGAGCCATTGTCCAGGTGACGTGGCATGACGCTCACAGCCTCGACAACAACGAATGGCACGAACTAGGAGACATTGATGACCAGCCACTGGTATGCGTGTCCGTGGGCATCCTGAAGCGGTACAAGCGTCACTGCGTACTGATACAGACCTGCACAGCCGATCAGGGGGCCGACAATGTGCTACTCATACCGTGGGGAATGGTACGAAAAGTAGAGAAACTGAGCATCCCACACAAGCGCCGAAAAAGCCGCTAAGGTCAAAACAGGCTTCTGGAGGGGCCTACACATGACACACAACCTGATTACCTACGAAGTCCTCACCGGGCTTTGTCCAGATACGGCGCAACAATTCCACTTGGTAGTGTTCAGGAACGCTGAAGGCGAGGTCGTAAAGGCCCAGCTGCGTTACCGATTCAACGCTGACGAGGATTGGAGCGAGCCATCAAAACTGACCCATCAGCCTCGCATCGACCCGGAACACCCGAGCGTCGCATGAATCCCCTAGCAGTAATTGCCTTGGCTTTGTCCGGGCTATTTGGCGTGACCCTGGCTGTTACGTCCGACCCACAAACCGACACCATCGGGCTGGTGTCCGAGTCCACCGTGTACACGGCTCCCCTTTCGGGCACGGTGGGCTTGGACACCGCTTCAGACGCGTCAGGAAGTCCTGAGAGCGTCGTAACGACCATGCCCCCATACACAGGCCCAGGCTGCCGAGAATGGGCTGATACAGCCCTACGGGCAGGCTTTGTGCTTGATGACCTATGGCTAGCGCTACAGGTGGCAGAACTTGAATCAGCTTGCTTACCTAACGCAATTGGTGACAACGGGCAGAGCTTCGGCCTGATGCAGATTCACACGCCATCATGGTGCCAGCCGACCAAATACTGGCCTCGCGGCTACCTGCAAACCAAAGGCATGATCGATGACTGCACGGAGCTGTTTGACCCATTGACCAACTTGTGGGTGGCATGGCACATCGCAACAAACTACGGCTGGCAGAACTGGAGCACATACGACGATGTTCTGGGCTGATTACATAATGGCAGCAGTGTTCACCGGGTACATCGTTGCATGCGTGTACTACCTTGTCAAAACAGTGGAGCGTAAAAAATGAGCAGCAACATTGACCCGGGCGATGCCGCCTATCGAGCATGGCAGCTCACCAAAAACGGTGAGCGCATGGAACAGTACGGCCACCCATTCACGGACTACACCATGGTGCGTCGCATCTTTGGCGTGTTGACTAACTTCAAGCACAACCTGACCGTGCAGGAGGCCATCATGTTTATGGTGGCAGTCAAATTGGCTCGGCTCATGAAAAGCCTGGACAACGAAAAAATGCACGAGGACTCACTCGTTGACGCAATCGGCTACCTCAACTGCTTACACATGGCAGACGCACGCGATCAGCTGCTCGATGCACCACTACACGTACTAGGAGACATGGAGTTTTGGCGTGACAAGCCCACAGAAGCGTAAAGGCCATGCAGCAGAGCTTGCAGTAGTCAAATGGCTACGAAAGTACGGAATCAAAGCAGACCGTATCCAAGCAGGTACGCACGATGACAAAGGCGATGTCACAGGCTGGCCCGGTGTGGTCATTGAGGTCAAAGACCGTAAAGCCCATGATTGGGCTGGCTACTTTAGGCAGTTGCGTGCACAAATGACGCACGCCAACGCCTACACAGGCGTGATTATTTGCAAACGACCTGGGCACACCGATGTTGCACAGTGGATGGCTGTCATGCCCGTGGATGAATGGTTCAACCTGATGCTGCTATTGGAGGAAAAAAGCAAATGAGTTTCAACCTGGATAATTACGTTGACGTACCAACACGCCTACGCATGGCGTTAGATAAATTCCCAGACCTACGAGTACAGGAGTCGCAACCCACATTTCGTGAAGTCAACGACAAGCTCTACATCGAGATACGTTGCACCGTGTGGCGAGACAAAGACGATCAGTTGCCATGCATCGCATACTGCTGGGAGCCATTCCCGGGCCGTACCCCATACACGAAAGACTCTGAGCAAATGAACGCCAGCACATCGGCGCTCGGTCGCGCGTTGGGCATGATGGGCTTTGGCATTGACCACAAAATGGCATCCAAACAGGAGGTCATGGCACGTCAGGAGCAGCCACGTGTGGAGATTGCTCGGTATGACGATGGCGAACCTATCCCAGACCCATTCACAGGCGAACCACAAACAAACGTGGTGCCTATGAAGGCTGGCCCGGGCAAAGCATCAGAGAAGCAAATTGGCATGATTCGAGTGCTGGCTAAAACCCGAGGCTTTACACCTGGCAGTCAAACAATGCGTGAGATTGGCACAGTGCTCAATCGTGAGGTCGTAAAACTTGACGAACTATCCAAGCAGGAGGCTTCTGCTGTAATTACAGCTTGGAAAAACTAAAGTACGCCAATCACATTGGTGCGTTCAGGCCGCGTGACCTGATGCAGGTGTAAATCCTCGAGGACTCATCATCCCTAGTTCGCCCATTAGAAGGGCAGCTCAGCCCATGCAAACAGATTCATTGCGTGGCGAGTGTGAACCGTGCTTTAACAACGGTCGGGATGGTGCCCGGGGGCACTCTGCCTAAGTAGCCTTGACACACAACATGACGCAGCCCTTCGGTCACAAACCCAGAACATGGATAGGCGATTGCACTCGATGCAACGCAAACAACCTCGCGACAGACTTCGGTGATCAAATCATCAACGGTGAACCCGTCTGCCTCACTTGCCAAATAGACCTGACAGCAACCGAGCAACGCGAGGGCGCTAGGACAAGCGAAGCGCGTCAGCGGTAGTTCCTATGTCAAATCGAAACCCTAAACAACTCAAAGGCGGAGAATGGTATTCCCGTGACCTATTGCTCGTCATAAACGAAAAATTGCGACGCGGTAGATGCGCATACCATCCGACTTACAACAACGGAAACGAACATTTAGTCACAATCGACAATTACGTTGAGTTTGCATTTGATCACCTTGACCGATCAACCAAATCAATGACCATCGCAAAGCTGATTGGCCGATACAAAACATCACATCAACTAATCGTCGAAATGAGCAAATGCGTGTTGACATGTCACAACTGCCATACACGCAAAGGCTTCGACCAGGGTGACTTCATGCCTGAACCAACACAACACCAGCCAGGACTATTCGATGCCTAGCAAAGAACGCAGGCCACGTGACACGGCTGCGTACAAAAAGAACCGGGCGGAACTACTTCGAGACAAACCCCTGTGCCATTGGTGCAAAAGACGCCCAGGAGTAGAGGCAGATCATTTGATTGAACTGGACAGAGGTGGAAGCAATGACCCAGAGAACTTAGTTCCCTCATGCAAGCCATGCAACGCCAGACGCGGAGCCAACTACAAAGCAGCCAAAGGTCGAGCACGTCAAGCCGCACGCCCAGGCGCAAAAACCCAGGTGCCCTCTCAAAATCGCAAACCAAAAAAAACACGCAAAGATTTTTTGGATCAACATCAGCAAACGAC